TTCCCGGCAGATCAGGTCCTCAAGTAAAATCCCCCAGCGTATCTTTTCATTATCAGACAAGTCAGGTGCTACAGAATTTCCGACCTTCTCATCCCAGAGCTGGATTAAATTTTTCCAGGGGTTGACTCTCATAATTACTCCGGCGTCACTCCCACCGATCCCGGACATCCTCACAGCCTGGTCAGCTTCTGGTTTATAATTTTCCTTGACACCTCTGATCCGATTCATCATCTCAGTCTGGGTGGATATTTTTTCAATCATATTTTCTCTCCCTCGATTATATTTTTTTTTGGAAATATGGACTTGCGTCCCTCTATTTTTTATGCCTGGCATTTTTCCTAAAATTGAATTTGAAGAAACGAAAAAAGTTTTTTCTGGCTTCCTCGTTTCGTTTTTCCTGGGACTTTTTTATCGCCTGTAAAACTCTAAAATTTCCCAGTTCTAGCTCTAATTGTTCCATTGCTCTCCCCTTTTCAGTTTTAAATTTGATGCCTCGCAAACCGTTGCGGTTAACGGAAACTACAATATTGTATACACCAGCATACGTTTGTATACAAATATACTTAATTGCCTTACAGGGCGATCTGAGTAGTTTCTCGGGCATTTCATATATTCACTGGATTTAACTCAATTTGGGTCAAAGCGTACCCTCGGCCCCTCCCAAAATCTTTAATATTGACGTCCTGGAGGAACTCCTCGGAGCCAATTTCACCGACAATTTTGTAGCTGGGAAACTCCCCAACGACCAGGACATATTTGTCCGGCGGATTATTTTTTTTCTTTAGAGTCGCCAATAAATGACCGTTTTTTCTCTTAGTCGTCTTGACGTCAATCGTGACCCCAAACCTCGAAATACAATCAAAATTTGGATAGCTGTCGGTGTCCAGGTCAGGAAATAAATTCATCAATTTGCAGTAAGCTAACTCAGCTCCGAAACCTTCGAGGTCTGTTTCCTCATTTGACTGGCCACCCATTTTCATATCTTTAACATTATTTGCCCTGGCATTTTCGTACCTGGACCTGGCTATAAATTTAGCGAGCCGCTGTTCATTCTCTGTCAATTTTATTTCAATACTCATCGAGTTCGTCCTGTGCGTTTTCGTAGTAAGAAATTATTTTTTTAATATCCTTATCTGTCAGGACGTCATTAGTTGGGAGAAAAGTATTCCAATCCAATAGCATCTTGACGACGTCATCATCATCAGCAGTCAATTCCTCGAGTGTGGGGAGGCGACGTCTTGGCATTCTTCAACTCTTGTTCTCGATTACGATCCGCCCCTCTGCCGCCCAGAACTTCCTGGCCTCACAGTGGTGAATACAGCCATCGTCATCGGGGCGGAGAACATCCAGGACACTCTTGATCAGGTTGTCTATGTCTTTGGACTTAGGGACACGGTGCGGCGTGTTTACGTTCTGCATCTTTTTCTTTTTGCTCCAGCTCTTAGGCATTTGAATATGGAATTCCAGGTAAACTTTGTCCCCCAGGTTGAATGCGTTATTGAGTGCGTGAATTCTTAGGGCGTCCGCAAAGTCACGGTACTTCTGAACCGCTGGCCTGGCGTTATCACCCACTCGCCACTTATCGGACCGGGTTTGTCTCGGCTTGCTGACCGGGTTAAGCAAAACTTGCATTTGCCTCCATTGATGCTTCCACTGATAATTCGTACTCCAAACCGTGACCGTATAGTTCTGATGGAGTGTACCCAAAAGGAATGTTAACCGAGGGAGTCTTCCCTTGAGGCTCATCAGGGAGCCTTGATATTTTCCCTCCGTTTTTCAAGTACTCCAGGACTGCTTCCCTAAATTGGCTGGTAGCATTAAAATCGGCTGTAGTCTTGAGTTCAATCTTGAGTGGCTCAGATGGAGCTGGCTTCACTTTTGGAATCCCAGCGTCCAATGGACGGACTCGTGGCTGGGGTTTCCTGGTTAGGCGGCGAAGATTCTGTAAGTGTTTAGAGTGTTCGTATGAACAGGGCTTAGAACAAGCTATGTGGTCAGCTCGTATAGGATGGAATTGTTTTCCGCAATAGTGACAATTACGGGGCGGTCTAGTAATAGCATTTCTTCTGGCTCGAATTTCTTTATCGTTCTTATTTTTGTAATGTTGGTAACAAACGTCACCACAATACTTTGTCTTGATGCCCGTCAATGGTTTTTGACAGACAAAGCAAGTTGTTCTCTTCATATTTTTCCCTCCGTGGAATTAAGCTAATTTTTTTGATTTATAAAAAAACATCTCACGCTCACGCTTCATGCGTTCAATTGTTTTTGTCCTTTCTATTTCTGGCATTAATTTATTCGCGACCTTCTCAAACTTCTCGACGTCACGGTGAAAATATTTCAATAGTTTGTTAGTCTCCTTCAGTAGTTCCCTGTCGAAGTTATTCACATAGCCTCCATCTTTTGTCTAAGGTCCGCGGTCTTTTCAGCCACCAGCTTCTCAGCGGCTTCCCGGATCGAGACGGCGAGGCTCTCATTTAAAACATGACAGACAGCGGTCTTATTTGCTTCCGGGACTGCTTCCGCGACTTCCCGAAGTGAGACTCCACTGACTCTCATTTTCTCCCTCAAATTCATTAACTCTCCTTTTTGAAATTAAATGCTTGACTAGGCTTCCAGCCTGATATATCGTATGTATCTCGTAGCGTTATAAATAACTTTAAAACACTGCGTAATAACGATGGTATATGCAATATGGTTGTTTGTCAATGCAAGATAACTTCAAGCATATGCAAAATAGTCACCAATCTAACCAACAGGAGTGAAGTATGACCCTTAACCAATCACAAAAATCTCACCAATCAAGTAACCGCGGAAGTTGGACACATTTCCATCCACCGCCCTCAAAGAACCGGAGAGGCCACCTCCATAATCAACGAGCCATAATTTTTAAACTGGAACGAACAAGTTATATTTCACACGAACAATCACCCTTCCCATGGATGAAATTAAAAAAAGACTTAAACAGTTTATTGCCGAAAACGGCGGTAACCAGGCAGAAATAGCCCGGAAGATGGGAGTCGAGCCAACGTCGCTGGGTTCGCTCATGTCTAAAGATGATCAGCGGCTGTCAGCAAAATATATAATTGCATTTGCAGAAGCTGGCTACCCGGTTGAGTGGCTACTGACCGGGCGAGAAACTGACGCCAATAAAATAAGAGTCCTGGAGGAACAACTCAGGGACGCTAACAATCTCATAGATTCACTAGAGAGAATTTTGAAAGGTTAATTAGGAGGAGGTAATGAACTTCAAAAGGCGAATATGTTTACGTTTAAAAGATCACACTCCAGGGCGTTTCCAACTTTGGAAAGAAATGGAGAACGAGATCGGATGTGTATTCGAGGCTTATGGATTAGTTCAGTCGGATATCATTTATCAAGGAAATACCAAAACTATTACAATTGAATACGATAGTTTTGAAGATTATAGCGAAGCAGTGATTGATGCCGCTCAACAATGTGCAACAAAAGGTTTGTTAATTGAGCAAATATCAATTCTAGATTTAAAAACAAAAGGGATTAAATGTAAAAATTTAATTTCAAAATATAAGGAGAGAAAATATGCTTAACTTAAAAAACACAAAAAAGTTCGAGGGTAATGACCACGGCGCAAGGTACGGTCTCTACCCAATCCCCAGGTTCAAGGACGATGGTTCAAAATATACCGTCGCTGATATCCCGAGCCTCCCACCAGAGCGTGTCAAAGTCGTTGCCTACATTGGGAATAACGTCGGCCAAGTGACTCGCAAAAAGAGAGTAGTTATATGCAAGCTCTCGGACCTACCAGACAATCCCCGCAAAGCCGAAGACTATATATATGAACAAATTCAAAAGGCTGAAGCCCAGGTTCAAGAGGACCTCGAGAAGGAAGAGGAAGAGGAAAAGGTCACCGTCGGCAGGACACTCGACGAGGCTATTGAAGAGTACAAAATCAAAAAAGTTGTCAGCCAAAAAAGTGCAAACGATACTGAGCGTTATTTGAATTTCTGGTCCAAGGAATTAGGCGGGAAGCGTCTGATTGATATCAAGAGGCTGGACGTCAAGGACGCCCTGGGGACTCTCGGCTTCGATGCTGGAATTATAAAGGGGTCCACATTTAATCAATATCGCCAAGCTCTAAAAAGTTGCTTGAACTATGTAATTGAGGAACTGGAGTGGATGGATGATGATTTTTCTTTTGCCTTCATTTGGGAAAAAATCAAACCAAAGCCAAAGAATAATGAGATAGTCAGGTTCCTCACTGATGATGAGCGTGAGAGACTCTTCAAGTCAATCAGCGAGTCTACATCAGAGGGCCTCCACGACTTCGTACACTTCGCGCTGAACACTGGTTGCCGTCTTGGCGAAGCGAGGGGTTTGTCCTGGAAGAACGTGGACTTCGAGAAAGAAGTAATTACTTTCGCTGAGGTTCTTGCTTATCGAGCCTGTACGGGAACGGAAGAAGTGGACGGCAAGACAGTACTCAAATTGGATAAAAATGTCATACGGGGCGGTCTGAAGAACGGAGACGACTCCCGGACACTATCCCTAAAGCCACACCCGGAATTAAAGGAGTGGTTAAAAAATCGGAAGAAAAAGCAGATGGCTTCTGGTCATGCGGACCTTGTATTTCCATCCAATCCAAAAAAGGCGTGGTACAATGCTTTGAAACGTGCTAAGATTAACGATTTTCGTATCCATGACCTGAGACACACTTGCTGTTCGGACTTGGCAATGGCGGGTGAGGGTCTTCTGAAGATTGGTAGGCAAGTTGGGCATAAGAACCCGGCGAGTACAAAACGATACACCCATCTCGATACTACTGCTACTGAAGAGACTGGGAAAATTTTAAATAATAAGTATTATAAAAAAGGTTGAGAAATGTACAACAAAATGTACAACATAGCATTTTTGAGTGTTTCAATTTTCTCAACTCCTCCGCCAAGCATTGGTATTACTAGCATTGGCCAGATAGCTCAGTTGGTAGAGCAACGGACTGAAAATCCGATGGCTTCTAGTAATATCAATGACTTAGCCGTTATAACGATGTACAACAATGTACAACATAGCCTTAAATGTACAACAAATGTACAACATAACTAGGCCAGTAGTCCACCGTAGCGGGATTGCTGGTCTCCCCTTAAAAACGATAACTGATCCAGCTCTTCCTGGGTATAATTTGTTGGCTTATTATTTAGCAATGAAGCCTTAGCCTTTTTTTCAGCTTTTCTTTTTGATCCAGTAGGATCATCAATCCAAATATTTTGTTCCTTGACAGCCTCTTCATAAGTAGCTTTTAATTGTTTATTCCTGGTCTGGTTTTTTGGATCATAAACTTGAGGCCCTGGGGAGATGACATCTTTTAGCTTAACGCCCTCTGGGTTGTAGTGCATATAAATAACATCAGGTTCCCCATTATTAAATTTTGAAAAAGTTTCTTTATCCCATCCCTCCGGGGCAAATTCATCCGCCCACTTATTCCGGGATGAAATTTTAAATCCTGCTTGAGAATATAATTTGGGGAGAATAGAATCGTATGCGTCTAATTTTTTACCACCTTTATTAACAGCAAGCGAGAGGGCATATGGTGCAAATGCTTTATACTTAGAACCTTTGGTATTAAAAACTGAAACAATGTCACCGTCTTCCTTTATAGCAAAACCCGCCTTAGCATCTTTAGTAAGGAAAAGTTTCATACCACTATATTCCTCTGGGTCGTAAACATGGACCGCGGCGGCATATCTATTTTCTTTTTTTGAGTTGGAAATAGCGCGGTGGAATTCATCCGCACCGCCTTGGACTTCGTATATTTTCGGTGTGGAAACGCCTAATCTTTTAAAGCGTTCTTGTTGTGTCTGGGAAAGGGAATACTCTTGAACATCTAATTTTTGCCTTGGGTTTCTTCCTGCTACGTCTCCGATAGCCAGTCTTGTGCTTCTTCGAGAGAAAGACCCTCCGCCATCAAGGAGGCTTCCATTGGTGTCGGCTTCTGCTTTCCTCGCTTTATTGAATTCGAGGGGGATGTTTTCGAGCTTGTATTGTTCTTCGAGTCGTTTAGCAACTTTTCCAAGTCCCCTGATTGTGTTAGTAGGCGCATTGCTTGAAGTTGCTTGGAAGACATTCGGCTGAGACCCGAGTCCTGCGAGTTCTTTTTCATATCCTGCATCTAGTAAATAGTTTTTATATAAATTAGGATCATCTAAATTATTTGCTGTTCCACCAAGTAGTGTAGCAAAATCTGGGACATCTGCAATATCTTTTGTTAAATCATCCTGTTTTGCAATTTGAGTTAGTGTTCGAGTCTCTCCTTTTGCACCAGCTCTTTCATAAAGTGCTTTAGTAAATGACCAGATTGTTTCTTGTACTTCGGCGGGGGTCCAGTCTTCCCCTGTCATATTTTTTAATTTCTTTGCAGTCTTTCTTAGTGATGCAGAGCTTAAAATATATTCTGGTGATTTTACTGCTAATTTTTCCCCTCCAATCATTCTGTTAGTTCCGCCGAAGGCATCCTGGAATACTCCGTAAGCTCGCCCCATCCAGGTATCATTCGTTACCTCATCATATTCCCCAATAAGGTTTTTATAAAAACTTTGTACTTTGCCACCAGATAATTGAATTTTCCTTGGATCGTCGGCGGTCAATGACCGAAGAGCATTTCCTCTCCATGCGTCAAGAACAGATTTATCTCCCTTGTCACCAGTGACAGATTCACCAATTATTTTATTAATAGTCTCTGGGTCCTTGGGCCTCCCTGCATTCTTCCAATTTTTCCAAACAGACACTGTATTTAGTAGATTACCTTCTACAGAGGTTTGAGGAGATAGAGCCGCAAGCAGAGAAGTAAACCTCGCGCCATCTTCATCGCCAAAGATTTTATTGATTGTCCCGAATGATTCTTTGTACCAACCTTTTTTTACTTTGCCAGCCAGAGCCATCCTGGAAAGCTCACCCGTGTCAAATCCTTCCAATAAGCCTTGTGGATTAAGAGCATGACGTCTCCCCTTCAATGTTTCTGTCATTACATCAACATTATCAGGTCTAATCTGGGCAAGCTCTTGCGGCGTCATATATTTAGCTAAATCTCGAACTTCCTCATTAGACTGAAGTCTATCGAAAACCTTCTCACTAACTTTATGAGATCCCCCCCATCCTCTCACGTTAAATGTTGGTTTTTTAGGAGTAGGCTTTTTTGATTTTTTTATAGCCTTAGTAACTTTGGGGAGAGCTGTACTAACTTTTTTAGCCGCTCTAACTGGAGCCATAAAAGCAGTACCAGGAGCAAGTAGAGAGCCAATAGTTGTGGAAAGGGAATTTGGATCGGCACCCATCTCTTTTAAGAGATGTTCGGAAGTACCTTTATATTTGGGATTAAAGTTTTTTTCTTCATATTCTGCATGACCACCGGGTCTCATTTCACTTAATCTTTGAGCGTGGCCTTTACCCCCGGATGGTGATAATAATGAGACCATATCCATTGGTAACCCAGCCTCAGTCGCGACGACTCCCTTTACTGCGTCGGCAGGATCTAGCAAGCTAGCTTTTGCCTCTTGCTCTTTTCTATTGCGTAGGATTTTAGCTTTAACGTAGTCTGGGAGACTATCCCACTCAGCCTGGGGAATATTAGGAGGTCTTGTCATCTACGGTTATTATATAAGTCTTTTACATCTTCAGATTGACTACCCATGAGTCCTGGAACAGCTCCGCGTCTTACATTATCTATTCCACCCTGTAAGTTTTTGAGGCGCTGGAATTTTTGAATGTCGCTCGTGGTCTCGAGTAAGTTACCAGGTAATGTGAGCCGGTCCACGTTTGAGCTTTTTGCTCCACTAGATACCCTTTGAGCGGCGGCAGGGTCTGGTCGGTTAAGATTGGTGAATGCCTCACGTCCTGACAGTGGGACCGTTGTACCTTCCCCAGAGAAGTCATACATCGCCTTCCCTTCCTGGGAGAGTTGTGTCTGGGACCCCTGGAAAGGATCAACGATGTTCCTCTTCGAGGCCATCTCAGAATGCTGGTTCATTATATTATTAAAACGCTTACCAGGTTCCTCGCCAAAGATATTTTTAATTTTTTCTACCAGGGTAAACTGTGACAGCTTCCCCGCCTTATCCGTACGGGACCTTGGGTTCATACCTGACTCGATAAAATGTTCGATGTAACGTGACGCACCCATCTTATACGCTTCCAGCTCATGGCCTTGAAAGTCTGAAATGTCAGCCTCAATCATCTCCGGGACGCGGTCAACTTGCTGGCTATTCTTCAGCGCGTTGAATCCTTCATTAAAGGCCCGTGACTCGCTTACTGGTTCAGCATAATTTTTTCTAGCGCTGTCATAACCGTCGATGTGTTTTCCCATGAACTTGATCAGGTTCCGCTGGTTCTGGACTGCTTCAGCTCTCATCGCTCCCGCGAGACCTTCCTCACCAAACTTTGAGAGTGCCTCGTCGTAACCCATCTTTATGAAATGTAAATGCTGGGCGTCGTAGCCGGTTGCGTGATTAGGTATAATGATCCTTTTCTCGTCCGCAAGTGCTTGAGAGTTCTTCATAGCCAACTGGACGGTTGGACGGTTAGGGTCTAATATTTCCTCCAGGGAATGCTGGAGATCATCAGCTCCCTTGACAGTGAGTGTCGGGGGGATCACGATCCGTTTCTTTTTCCCATTCTTGTTAGTTTTAAACCAGAGTTTGTTATAGACATTACCGAAGGCTTTACGCTTATTCTCAATTCTTTCTCTGAACTTTGCGACAGACGGGGAGTCAGTCAAAACATTTGACGCAATTTTTTGAAGCCGTTCCACCTGACTCTTGAAGAACGGTTCAAGATTATCAATTCCTTTTGACTGACCCTTGCCACCCATCGAAAGAGTGTTCTTAGTGGCGGTCGTGTAGGGACGCCCAAAGACGTCCATCATCAGAGCATTTTCCTTCAGTTCTGGCTCTACTAGGCTCATTCTCTTATTCAGCTCCTCCTGTATTTTCTCAGGGGGAATCCCAGCCTCTTCCATTTGCTGGGCGAGGACTGAAAGTCCAGCCTCATTGTCAGCCGGTTTTGATCCCTCCGGGACTGTCGGTGAATATTTTTTATTGACAGCCTGGACGCCCTTCCTCAGTCCCGCACCAACTCCCATCATTGGGGGAGTCAGAACAGAGGAACCTACGCCAGCCGTTATCGCTTCCGGGATCACCCTCTGCTTGAATTCATCCACTGACCTGGAGTCTCCGGCAGTCCAGAGAGGTGCTTCCGCCGCTCCCGCTGGGCCTGCCTTTATTGTTTCCTTCATTACGTTTCCGGCAGTGTCTCCGACACGGGGAGCCAACAGCTTCCCAAGGATAGGTATCCGACCGACTAACTTCATAAACATATTACCAACAGCTACAGGCGCTGGAGTAAAGACACCGCCAAATTCAGCCGCGGAGGAATCATCCGGGTACATTTCTTTGAACTGTTCTTCCTCCTGGTCCAGGACGTTTAATACATCCTCGTATGGTATGTCACGGTTCGCCGATATGAGTAGAGCATTAATTTTCTTAGCCTGGTAGAAAGATGCTGTCTGTAAAAAGTCTTTTGCCAGGCCCTGGAAATATTTGTGAGATCCCCGCGGCATTCTTTCCCTCGCCATTCCAACCAGGAAACCTTTATAAGATGAGCCTTCTACATAGTCGCCGTTTTTATTGTATGCACTCTTGCCCGCGAGTGAGGGGTAAGCGTTGAAGAGTGCGGCATCTATTTGACTGTCGGTGGCACCGTCTAACATTGCGCCGGAGACTTCGTTGGCTATTGCCTTCATGTTAAGTTTTTTACTCATTCCACATCCTCTTCCGGGGTATGCCCTGCTCCAAATGTTACGCCCCCTGACGATGGTGGTGCGGCTGATGGCATCTTCCTTCCATGTTGCCAGTCTACGGCCTCGTTATTCCAAAGTGCGTCCCACTCGGCCTGGGTTAAATTCTTTTTCTGGCCTGGAGAAGGTAAGCCCTGGACAATATCATTACCCTTATTGTCTTGGAAAACATTCCCAATAACTCCCCTGTTAACGTCATACATATCTGCCATAAGGAGATACTGTTCCCGCTGTTTTAAATACTGGTCCCTCACGGTGGCCATATAGGAACGCGCCGCGTTTAAGTATGCCTGCCTACCTTTAGGAGAGAGGAACGCGCCTTTCTCGACACGGTCGATCACTGTCTTGAGATTCTCTGCCATACCTTGCGCTTGTGCGGCAGTCGCAAATTCCGATTCCCGGACGACTGAGTTAGGCTCGAGCATGATCAGGAACGCCCGGAGCATTGTCATGTCTGAGACACCCGCACCATCTGGTCTATTAACTGAGTCTTCAAAGGCCGCGATTAAACCATTGTAAGCGTTGAGACTCTGTGTATATAACTTCGCTTGTTGGTTGTATTGAGAGGCCAGTTTAGTACCTTTCTCGAACGCCTTGTCGTCAACTGGAGACCAGAAGTTTTTACCCTTGTCCCAATAGTAGGCAACATTATCCTGGAGTCCAGGCACACTCTTCCCGTCCTTTTTAATATCTTTCCCTAAGAGTACCGTACCTTCATTTGGGTCAGCGTTCATAGTTGAACCCAAGTTGTCAGCCATTGCCTTCTGCAACATTTTAACAGTCCCCTCGGGGTCTGTTATCCCCAGCTTATTATAACTTTCTTTTTGGGAAGCAGTAATCAATCCCATTGTTTCCATAACAGCCGTCTGGCTCTCGACCATCTCTTTTGTGTAAAGGGCGGCAGGGTCAGTGTAGTCAGTCCCTGAGACTATCTGGATGGTACCGTCTGGATTCTTTCTGACATTATATATCAGGTCCTTATTGACTCCCTTAAAATCATCACCGAATTCCTTTAAGAGTTGTTCGCCTGACATCGATTCAACCTGGTCGGTCGCCATCTTCTCTTTAGTAATTTTCTGACTCAAAGCTTCCAGGGCCGCGTATTGTTTTTCCGGGTCAGTGATCCCTGTCATTATCTGTTTCAACTCAGCTAAGTTGTCAGGCGTCAGATCAAAACCATCGTCAATTGTGTCACCCAGGCTGTACCTATCCATGAGAGCGTCCCTATAACTTTCGTTACGGGTCTTTAAATCTTTTTTCCCTCTTGTTGATCCGAGAAGGGCCTGGTAATCCTTCCTCATCTCTTTCATTTCGGAGTGAGTCATTGTCCTTGGATCAATATATCCATATTTATTTAAAAATAAATCTTTGTCTTCTTCCGAGAGAATATTATTATCTTTTATTTTTTGTATAAATCCTGGGATTGAATTCCTGAGATGGATAGCCGCCTCAGTGTCTCCCGTGGTGGGCTTGCCACGCTCCTCCAGGTTGTCGCGTAACTTTTCTATTCTTTCGTATGCGCCGGAAGCGTCCCCCTTAAACTGTTCAATTAAAGCAGTCTTCCGTCTTTCGAGTCTCCCCACTTTATCTTTCGCGTCCTGGGGGATATTGAAAAGTTCGTCTGGGAGTCCCTCCACATAGTTTGTAAAGGCATCTAGTTTCCGCTGTTTCTCCGCCTCTTCTGTAAGTGTCTTTGCCTGGAGGAGTTGTTGTTGTTGTGCGGCTTGACGTTCAGCTTGATCATTAGCGCGGTTGATACGGTTACGCTCGTCCTGGTTATAGTAACCGGCGATACCGTACGGAATAGCTCTACCCAGTGACTCGCCCAGGGTGATGGGACGATCCTTCCAGCCCTCGTCTCTCATCATCGAAGCGCCGAGCTGTAGGAGACCCATCGCTAAAGGTGACGGTCCTTCGTCTTCTTCTTTTTCTTTTTCCAGTAGTCCATCTGATGGGAGCCTGGGGAGTGATCTGCCGATTTCAGCGTTCCATGTAATATCGTTTTCTGTACTCATTTAATAACCTAAGCTAATAGTCCTTGATTTCTGTACCTATCACGTTTTGGCCTTTTGTTTTTGAGATAACTCATATCAAAGCTTTTCCCTGGAGTCAGTGGCGCGGCACTGATTTGCTGTTGAGGAGCCTGTTCGGGTTCCGCAAAGATATCCTTGATCAAGCCAGCCGCTATCCTCTGGTTTGGACTAATCTTACCTCCCCCGGAGGAACCCATAGAGTCCCACCATGACTTGGTCTGGTCAATAGACTCGCCTCGGCTGTCGTGATGATCTGGTCCAATGTCATCGTCAAGGCTGGCTAGTAATGACGGAGATTTATCCGATCCAACTCTTGACATATCTTCCTCGTCAAATACAGAGAGAGAAGAAAAGTCGTCTTTCTTCTTTTTATTAGGGATTTGCATTCCTAAATGTCTTGGAGAAAACCCATCCTTGTCTAACCAAATTCCAAACTCATTTTGTGTAAGTCCCGCGTATGGGTCGTCCTTTTCCCCTTCCGCTTTATCCAGGATCTTGTCAGCGACGGCGTCAAGTGCTTCCTCTTTTTGGACCGACGCTACAGTACCCCCAACATGGGTGAGGTCTTCTCCATCATCACTGCTAAAATCCCACCAGGCTTTTTCATTAGTAGGCGTCAGGGATGGAGTCTGTTGAGCGAGGGCCTTCTCTGCACTTGTTTCCCTTGTTAATTCTTCCAGGGCGTGTTCTTCCGGGTCGGTGTACTTTTTTTGCTTTGCCATCTGCTTAGCAATAAAGTCAGGGACCTCATCCACTCCTTGACCAGGACCTGGAGCTGACATTTCGGACACTTGGTCCGCGGTGTCGCCAGAAGAAAAATAGTCCTCTGCTATACCAGCGTCTCCAGTCCTTTGCTGTGATGCAGTCAGGGGATCTACCTGGGTAGCTTTAAACTTGTCATGTTCCTTGCCCCCGCCAAACCAGGAAAACACTTTTTTATACCAGGGTTTCTTTGATTCAAACGCCCACGGTGACTCATCAATTTTATCATCAGTGTACGTTGACGGGTGAGGCTCCAAGTCCATTCCACGTTTTATTTTTTGTCCCCATTCAAATTTATCAGCCATGTTTCTCCTTTAACTAAATAGTCCGCCTGCCGCTCCCGCCGCCGCTCCCCAAGGATTCCCCCCCGAAGCCAGCCACCCAGACGCCGCACCTGAGATGATACGCCCAAACTTGTCGCGTCTCTTATGTTGTTGCCCGCCGGTGGTTGTCGTCGTTGAACCCGTTGGGTTTGTGCCTGCGATGTTCGCGGCTGAAGCGAGCTTATTCTCGCCCCAGTCACGCTTCTCATAGAAGTCCCCCATTTTTTCGTCCAGGACATTCTGTTCACGACCTTCCACATCTGCACCCACCTTACTCAGGAGGTCAATGTCTGTGATGTCAGCTCTACGTCCAGCGTCCGTACCGGCTATCATTGCGTCAGCTCCCTTGAGTCTGGTGTCAGCTCCACGGAACCCGGCGTCAACATTGAAACGGTCAGCTCCTGTCTGGGAGTCCATGTCGTAACGCTTCATGTCTGCCGCTTTATCAAATCCTTGTGAGTAGAGTGCGGCTGTCTGGTCACCGAGATTCTTCAGACCCTGGGCTTGCATGACACCACGCTCGATTGCGGCACGGTCATTCTGGCCCGATGGTGATGCCATATTCTCTTTTGCCATTAACTGATTGCGCCGGATGTCCATCGCTTCCATAGCGCTGTCAGTGTTCCTTTTGATAACTTCGGCAGTATGTGGATTCTGGTACTGGTCTAGTCCTTTTCCGCCGAGGAATGACTGGGAGCCTACCTTGTCTGGTTGATACCCAGAAATATCCTCACCTACGCCGGTCGCTTTTGTGTAGGCTTCTTGGCCTTTACCTTGTATTTCATCGACGCCAGTCCTGGCTCTCATTGTTTGATCGGACGGTCCAGCGATCCGCTCCTCCGCGCTTAATTCCGGTGCCTCATACTCTTTGTTAATTAGGTCCTTGGCTCCTTCAGCAATCTCCTTTTGAATCCCATACGGATCGTTCGGATTTGTGGTTGATGATGGGCCAGTCGGTGTCCGAGTGTCGAATCCTCCCGACATTCCTGGTACGGCTGGAACTCCTGAGCCTCCTGAGCCTCCAGACCCCCCTCCGCCTTCTCCTTGATATTGTGAAAGGTCTGCGACCCTAGCGTGTTCCGCTAGAGCTTCGGGAGAATCCTGCTTATTTAACCAACCTCGCTCCTCCGCAAATCCTCTAGGATTAAACTCTCCAGTTCCAGTGAGACTATATTCATAACCATCACCAGCACCACCAGACTCATCACTACGACCAGTAACGCTGGAAGGAGGATCATTTCCACTATCGTCATCGCCACCACCAAAATCGAAAAAAAATGATCGCAGTCCAGACTTCTTGTGTTTTTTCCCGGAACCAAACCATTTTGGCTTGTTAGCCTGGAGCCAATTGAATTCTGTCTGATTCATTGATAACAAGTCCTCACCTGGAGGAATTGCTTTTCTCAGAGTTTGCCTTGCTTGTGGTATGTTCATATCTTCCTTTAAACGTATGGATTTTTACTGGTTACTGGGAGTCCCCCAACTGTCGTGACAGCGACAAGAGTTAAGTTCCCCCCTGCCACCTTCAGCCTGTAAAAATTGTTATTTGTTTCATCCTTAAAAATAATTGCCCCGGACGTAAAAACATTGTCCCGGTCAACCTTCACTGTAGTTGACTCCTCATCAATTACGAGAGACGCCAGGTCAAACATATATTCCCGTGTGTATTCTTCCGGGGGATTCGGTAGCGGCTTTTGTGTCTTACTCATCGACGCCCCGATTTTGACGCCATGAACCGCAAGTCCCCGAGCCGCCAGTCCTGGTCGTGTGGACTCTCTACAGTTAATAATACTTGTCTCCCAACGAACCTGGTATCCGTGTACCCGTCCCCCTCCAGGGTATATGGTCCTTTAGAAACTGGAGCGTCATCGTCTGGCGTATCGGAAGATACAACGGAAAGTCTAAGCCCGTTCGTTCCGGCGTCGCTGTCGGTAATTATCTGTGAGACGCTCATCATGTTGTCCCCGTTCCCCAATTCTATTGCGCCAGTCGTTGCATAACACAAGTGAGCCTCGTCAGCTACATTGGGATACAAGTTAGTACCGACACCCTTCGCCATCGTCCTGCTCCCAAGTGTGGACAATGCTTCTACGTCGGCAGGGGGACTCACACCGTCAGCTCGAGACATAGGGGTACTCTGGGTATCATTATCCATTTCGTGGCGGTACAGGAAGCCGTCCGCGCCTCCAGCGACACAATAGCCGAGGGAGTCCGCCGCTTCCCATTGTGAGCGTTCAAGTCGTCCCGTCGTCCAGTGTTTTTCCCGATAAGAATAAGTAACGTAACGTGTATTTGTTGAGTCACCTTCCTTCGGATAAAACCAAGTTATTTCCCCAAACTGAGCATTATGGCCCGCGGCGATCAGGCCCTCGACGTCAGTGTTAATATCTGAAAAAACATAGTCGGCTACGTCACAGGATAATTCGTTCACATAACCGCCGGTGTACGACCAGAATCTACCCTGGCTCATCCAGGCCACGAAGTCCGCTGATCCAGCCACACTTTTGATCCCGAGACAAGTTGATCCCTCCGTGACCCGTTCCGTACCGTACTGGTAGGGAGGTCCCAAGAATTTTGTCTTATGAATTGAGTCTGTGAAGAATAACAGTACACCGTACCTTGTCTTGAATCCACCAAGGATACGTCCCTTTGACGCAACCTCAATTCCGCCCGCGGTATTGGTTACGGACGGTGTCCAGTCAGTGAGGCTGTCTTGGGAGGACCACTCAATTTTCCTCTGGTTGCCTCCAGCTCCGAGTGCCATCACATGACGTTCCGGTGTTACCAGGACCCCGACGTTACTGGTGGGGGCGTTCGTTAACTGGGCCGCTACCGTAGCAGTCTGGTTCGCGTTGTTAAACGAGGCTCCAGCAATTGTCCACTTGAAAATAGTTCCCTCTCCAGAGTGACAAAAAAGACAATCATCGGCAAAGTTGTCAATCGTTACAATCGGCGCAAAATTGTCTCTCCAGGCGGCTATATCAGTCACCGACGGGTCTACGGCTGGGTGCCGAGCCACTCCGAAAATGTCGCCTCCGTCGGAAGTGTTAGCCGTGCTTCTGTCTCCCCCATACTCTAACGCACCAAATCCTAGACCTGATACCTGGAAGTCACTCTGCTCATTAAATGGTATATTTCCACCTGGAACGGACGTGGGCGTAATATCAAAAACGGGAGCGTTGGCCCCAGAGACTTGCGAACCGTCCCATATCCGAAATGACTGTACAGTACCGATAGCGAGATACCTCGCGCCGTTGGTGAGTCTCCAGGAATGGAATCCCCGGATCGGATCGATACCAAAGAAAGCATCAATCTCCAGGTCCGCGTTTGAGTTTCCGGCATGACTAATGACAACTGTAGGTGTGGACGTGTAGCCAGTCCCGCGGTTTGTTATTGTGACCGCGTTTATTACTCCCGACCCGGTAACCGTATAGCTCGCGGCAAATCCTGACCCGCCACCTCCAGTAGCGGAGAGCGTCCCAGCGTTGTACCCGGTCCCGCCACTTTTGATTGTGACCCGTTCGATAAGGCCCTTCTTTAACATCTGGGTAGGTGCGAGTCTCTGCCATCCTCCAATCGGACGCAATCGACCCTCCGAGAAACGTACCAGGTTCCCATCGTACCAGCGGTTTTTTGCCTGGTACTGAGTGGCATTGCGATAGAATCCTGGTGGAATTTTAATTGGTAAAAGGGCCATTTCTGTATTCGTTACAATTTAATCTTATGAGAGTAGCTAGTCTTTCTGACTCTGGTTTTTTCATAGTCTCGAAAACTTCTGGTCCAGGAAAGTTCATCCGCATTACGTCAACAGCACAATCGCAATGTCGTGTGTAAGTAATAACTGGAGTCCCCAGTCTCTGGTAACTCATCGAGCAAACTTGCCATAATTGCCGAATGTGTTTTGTTTGAAAAGTTCCAACGAACTTCGGTTCGGTCGCTGAAATTTTCGTCAAAAACATCAGAAGCAAACTCAATGACAAGATCACTATTTTCGCTTTCAAAAACAATTTCCATTTTAAGCGTATGACCATAAAGCCTTATCGGTTCCAGAGATCCCGCGTGGTTTCAAATCGAGATGTATAAAACGTCCTGACTTGGAACGCTGAGAAATGCCGATACCATTCCAGCAATTCATCTCGAGTGCTTGTTGCAATACTATTCTCCCTTTTGCCCGGTCAACGCCAAGATCAACTGCCATGCACCCGGAACCATCTATATCACAATGCGCGGAAGAAGGATGGCCCCCGGCGTCTATATTGTTCTGGATACAGCGTAGGCCCGAATTGACTGGTAAAGCGAAACCGCACCGCTCCCGGAGTTCGTCCAGTTTTACGAGAAGATCCAGGTTAATTGTTGCTTCCCCATTTGCCAGGCTACGGCACCCGCACTTGCATTCGAGTTCGTTTTCACTGAAGAATTTTATTGCTTTCCAGTTAATCGCCACAGTTATCCACCCTGCTAAAATTTTTAGAAATTTACGACGAAGTAAAATAAGACCTTGCGGAATTTACTTCGACGCCTGATCCGCGTCTAATTGTTTGACAAAAGCATCGTACAGCTCATTATCGAGAGTATTAGCACTGCTATCCACGAGACGTTTAAGAAGCGATTTCACCACAACCATTAAAAGTTTCTCTGATATCGCAGATACACAGATTGTCTTTACGACGCCACTTACCACTGAACCTAATAAAGCTATTGGCATTTAACTCCTTTTCTTTCTTAAAAAAATTAACGCAATAAAAATTGCTCCCAAAAAATATAACTGCTCATTATGAAAATGAGAAATTTCAAGATCATGTGCCAATAAAATTTGGGGGTAAATTAAAGAAGTAAAAAATAATATTTTTTTCATTTAACTTCGTCCTTTCATCATTTCTAATTGTTTCATGGATTCAACTTCACGCTCTAAATTTTCTAACCGTGCCGATACTCCCGCCATGTGGCCAGAACATTCCTGGGAGATTTTTGCAAGTTTATCAAAATTTTCTTTCTGCATGGCGCGATTCATTTTGTCCGTCCGAAACGTCCAAATCCCAAGACACACTATGATCGCTCCGGCGAAGCCCTGTTTGAGTATCAAATTAATAATATCGTCAACGGCAGTGTTCACATTGCTTTTTTCAGCCGCTGGAGGATGAGGCGACCTCGAATAAGACTCTAATGAATGCTCTTGTTGAACATATTTCGGTCGAGTTTCCGCGTCAGCATTCAATTGCGTTGCAATAAAAATGTATGCTCCCGCCAAGAGACTAATTGTAAACATCAATAATCCATTAATTATTTTATTGGTCATTTAGTAAACTCTCTTTTATTTAGCAAAAAAATTAAAATTTAGTACAATCCTTTTATTTTCATCAGAACAAGTAGTGCCTTTATGAGCCATATTAGACGGGAATGTAACAAAGCGATTTTCGACTGAATTTATTTTTGTTCCATCTTCAAACAAGGTATAGCCATTATTCGTATTACAGTATAATATCCCCGTTTGCCATTGCTTCATCCTATTTTCATCCTCAATTATCTCTAGGTCTTTATGAAAACTATTTTCCCTAACCTCTTGAGTCCTTGTGAGCAAATTAGCTTTTACAGATAAAAAAGTTAATGGGTCAATTCTTTCAAGAACTGGTGCGATAGAACTATAAAATGGAGAAAAAGGATGTCCACTCAAAACAAAGACATGAACAAATTGGAACTGTCCTTTCTCATCATCGTTAAAGTCTATACCATCTTCAAATTTCCAGATTGGATCATTTATTAGAGAATTTTGTAATTCTCTAAATATATCGATCTCCAGAAAATCATCTTTAAGGCATATAGAGCCACCCTGTAAGGTAGTGCTTTTGTCCATCTTTCCTTATTGGATTTCCCCTATGCGTATGAGTAAAGCCAGCAGGGAAAATCAACATTCTTCCTGCTTTTGGTTCAATGCGATGTCCAAGATAAAGGAACTCTAATTCTCCTTCCTCAGTATGGTCGGTCATTGATAAATGCCAAACCAAATGTCTTTCTGGTTCTGTACCTTGTTCATAATGCCAGGAATGATATCCTCCATGCTGTGAAACTGTGTGCCACTTTAAATTCCTCCAACTGACTTGTCGCCCATCATTTAGAAATCTGTATTTCTGTAAATACTCAGTTAAGCATTTATGTAGAGTGTCATTTACCCATTGGATGTGTTCAATCGGATTTGATTGAGAAGACATAAAATAAACATAATCTTCTCTATGAGTTGGTACAGCCGGTAAAATTCCACCATCTGAAATTGTCCTTGATCTATAAGTAGCTATGCTCTCTCCATTCTTTTCAAAGTGAGTAATCATTTCTGCTACTTGTTTTTCACTTAACGCATTATCGTTATGGTAAATAAAATCCTGCCATTGTTCTATCATTGCCCGGCTTCCTCTTTAATTTGTCTTTCAGTAACTAGCACCCAATCAACGCCTAAATTTAGCTCGCAATCTGACCATTTTTTTAATTCTCTGATTGAACCATTTGGCAAATAAAGAACCATCTTATCAACTTCAATTTCCAACTTATGTCCAACGACCTCAATTTTACGCCACAACCATTTCCTGCGCCATTTAAAGAGGTATATGTCATTACTCATCAGTACACGTCTTAAAGATATCTTGGCTTTTCAAATAAGTATAAATCTGAGAAGTAAGATTTGCATCTTTTGGGTTCTGAGCATCCATGCCAAAAAAACTATCCCAATCAGATGCCGTAAATGGTCGGTAAGATTCACCTTTGCCGAGTTTCCTCATTGTGTTATTTTCAATATCGTTGTACCAATAAGTTCCGTCTTTGAGTTTATAATAACGTGAGGTTGCTTGGTTTTCATGGTACTTCCAGACTGTATGTGATGGTACTTTCAAAGCGTCTAATTCGGATTGAGAAAGAATCTCACCATCCATCTGCCTTTGAACTTGTTCATCCGTTACTCCAGGGTAAACATCGAATCTCTCGGTAGTTTCTTCAATTTGATAAATAATGCAATGTAACTCGTTAGGTTCATCTGAATGTCGTAGATATTTCTTTTGGTCTTCCCATTTAGAATCACTCTCAATTGTAATTTCGGCTGGTCTTTCTGTTACAAATGAATCAATCTCCGGGATGTCTGAAATTTCACTAAAAACGTCAAAGCTCTGAGTCGTAATTAAGTCAGCCGGATATTTATTTTCATTTTGATAAACCGATAGACGGAAAGTTATTTGTCTGTCTTTCTTACTGTAATCCACATTTTCTATATGTGAGTAAGTTCCTTCTTTTAGATATCCACCTAAAGCCATTTTTTTTCTCCTTATGTTAATTAAATTACTCTTATCAAATAAACCACTCTCAGGTAAGTTGGGACAATACTGAAAGGAGTCCCAGAGCCTGTATCAGCGCAAGACATTGTGTGTGTGTGACCGTAAGAGTGTGTATGATCCATACCATGAGTATGATTCGCAGAAAAGTTTCCTGTATTACCATGATGGTGACCGCCTGTATTACTGGTACTCGCATTACCAGAACGTGTTACGACGTTATTCCAAGCATAAAAATCATTAACTGAATAAGTATTTCTGTGAGTGTTATGACTATGGTTTCCAGTATTACTTCCAGAATCGTGGGTGTGGTTTGAACTTACATTACCAGTGTTTGCAGAACTAGCATTCCCTGTAGTTGATCCCGACTGGGCTGTTGTCGTGACTGTATGATTGTGAGCAGGGAGATTCCCTTCAGCAAGAGTTACGGTGTTATTTGTCCCCACTCCTCCTGCATTTGCGTGTGTATTACCTTGCAAAAATCTGCCATCCGTCAGTTGTGGTACATTCCCAGTTAAAGTTTGATTTGCGGGGATACTTGAACCATCGCATAACATCCAACCCGCTGAATCTACTGCTCCAGAGTTAGGGACTGTATGCGAGCCTGTAAGATTTGAAGCAAGAGCAACAATTCCCCCAATTGGTACAGATGCTATCTGCGAATCTAACTGGTCAATTGCGTGATTCACCATTGACCCCCACCTCTCGGCGGTATCGGCTGACCCGACAATAGGTTTTAAAGCATTGTATTTAGCTGAAGTATTATATCCTGTATTTGAAAATACGTTCCCATGATCTCCGCCACCAGAGGAGTAGTAGTACAAATTGTCAGTTGTTGACCCAGAAGTGATTATAGTTGTCTTGGCCCCTGCTTGACCAGCCGTACCCGTCTTGGTAACTCCAGTTGTGTACTCACTCGATCCGCTATTATTTGAAGTCGCAGAGAATTGAAGAATATGCCCGGCATTTGATGCGTCTGCCTGGTCAAATACATAAGTGTCCCCGTCTCTGAAACTTAGACTCGGAGCCGATGATTGGTTGATCGTAAATTTCCCGGATACGATTTTTACTGTATAATTTATAGTACTCATATCTCTTTATTAGCTGAATGTAGGATGAGCGGCTAGTATTATATAATTCACCACTAAAAATGGTTGCATATTATTATGCGGCTGGTTACCGTCCGCTTGTTGGTCAGTAGTTGAGATCCGACCACTAGGATTAGTTAGAGTTGTCGAAATATTTGCTGAGTCAGCAGTAGTCGTAAAAGAGTGGCTATGATCCGCAATTTGAATTCCTGTTGCCGAAGCGTGTGTAGTACCTTGAGCATCATTACCACCATTTACAAAACCAGTAGCGTAAGTTCCATCCCCCCAATCGGTACGTTGAGCATAGGTATGACTATGTTCTGGGTCAGTAATTGCTAAAACAGCGTCATTAGTTTTACCGACTCCTGACTCCACGCTTTGATCACCAGTATGCGTATGCGTCTGGTCAGCAATTGGATGGACGTGACCCGCGTCTGTTACAGGGTGAGTATGTTTGGGGATCTCGGTATTCCCGAGGGTGTGAGTTTCAGTACCGGACCCTAACGCTATCGCCCTGGTTGAGCGTCCAGTAATTGTGTCTACATTGTATCCAACCGCGACCCTCGAACGGAGATCCGGGAGGGCAAAGTTAGAGGAACCGTCGCCAGCTCCATAAGTTGTACCAATCACCGAAAATAAAGCGGCGTATGTTGAGCGTGTCACCAGTTGCCCGTTACAGACCAACCACTTCCCGCCGGTAGATGAGACACCTGACGTTGGCGCGGGAGCTGTAGCGATCGGATACATTTGAATCGAACCAATCGGGAGAGCGAGAGCTAATAATTCTGCTAGTTTGTCGGTCCCTAAATTTAAGAGACCCCCCCAACTATTACGCGATCCACCGCTGACTGGCTTCTCTATACTGAAATTAGATGTGTTTGCCATAATATCAATTTTTTACAAGTATTAATTTTGTAATAAAAATAGCCTTAATCCACTACTTTTTCTGTCCAAGTCGCGCCTGGGACTAATTGACTATCCCAGGCCATGTAACCAGACGTATAAACTGTTGATTGATCTGATCCAATACCATAGCCAGCCCAGGTAAAATTAGGATATGATTTCATAGTTGTCGTACTCGAACTGTAAGAAGTACCACCCTTAATTAAACCACCAAAAAAATTAATAGTGGCGGTCGCATCTGGTCCGGAATAAGTCCCCTCCCAGACGGCTACTCCGTAAGTCTTGGCTGTAGAAGTCGAAGCCGGGACGGTAAAGCCTTGCATGACTCCAATACCGTGCGTACCTTGTCCGTAGATTGCTCCGCCAAATCCTAGTCCAGTGTCCATCAGTCGAGAGTTATGCGTATCGTATTAGAATTAAATTTGAAGATATCGCCATCGTTTATCGTTTTTGTCGTCGATGTTGAAAAATCTGATTTTTGCAAATTCTGGAAGGCGCAAAGGTTACCTGATGTTAAAGCATCGTAGATGCCCACCCAGCCCACAATCCCCCAGTCGGCGCTGGCGGCTGGAAAAGTGATGGCGGAGGTATTATGAGCCTGAGCCACCCCGGCCCCCGTTAGCGTGAAGGCGCAAATTTGTCTGGCGTAGCTTCCCCCGGACACTTCTGTACCAGGTGAGCCTGCCGCGTCTGCGGGAGTTGCTGTTAATAGACCAACGTACCAGTTTGTGGGTCTTGTGTAACTTGTTGAGCTGAAGACATGGTTCATTATTTTGTCTTCGAGGTAGTCTGTAAATCCTGCCATGATGTTTTATCCGAAAGATTGAAAGGCAATGGACGGTGTCGATCCACTGAAGGACGCCTTCTCATCGCTGGTTATTATTTGGTCGATTATTTGCTGGTATCTTCCAGCCCATGCTGTCACCCTCTCATCATGCCCGAGATAAACTGGGCTTTGCATTAAAACGCCATAGATGTACGCGTCTGGGTGATTCTCTAAAATGAAGTTAGTATCGAATTCCGCGAGAGGCTTTACCTTTTGGTAATAAAGAATCTCGAGAGTGTACTCACCAGAAGGAACAGGAGCCACTTCTATAACATTCTGAATGATAGTATAGAAGAGTGGTTTCCCGTCTGAATCCTCGGCACGGTAGTTGTCAAGGTTCTGGGGATTCCTATATTCCAGGGGAGTCACCGGCGACGTGACTAGCTCAATGTTACGCATCCCCAGGAAGTCATCCGGGAGCTTAACATACTGACTAGACAACGGTGCTTGTGTCCTGATAGACATCTCACGCACCCGGAGAGTCCTGTTAAACTCTGCCTCGGCCAGGACGATCCAGTCCTTTATAATTGCCGTCAGGTCTGAACGATTTAAGTAGTCTGCGACTACCGCCTCTAACTCGCTTGTGGTACTTAGTGCCAAACTTCCCCGTGGTGTAGTGATGTGATTTCTTTTGACAACTCGTGGTCAATGACGCACGGTATTTCTTTCTTTTTGCAGGCTTCCCAGAAGTGTATATGGTCCTCCGTAAAAGCTGGCGTGTCCTCTACCTGGTCATGTCTAAAGTATGGTAGTTCCAGGACATCAAATATTGGTATACAAAAAAGGACCATCCCAATTGAGACGCCGTCCACTTCCTCAGTTTCTGGACCTACCGGGTCTGGCTTTACATCCCCCCCAGTTCGGTAAGCTGAGTATTCTCCAGTAATAAAGTCCCGGAGATAGTTGATACCAACAGCTCCCCTGCCTCGTTGCAGGAGTCTATGTATTGAGTCCGCCGGGAACGTCAGTTCCGGGCTTACCATTAAAATATGTGTGGCTCCCCAGGCCATAGCGTCCCCGATCAATCTGTGACGCACTTCCGGCATTACAGGGCCGGACTTTGAGATGACGGTGATATCGTGAGGGCCGTCTTTATAATCTGAACCCTGGAAGTGGATCACCATGTTCGATAATGCTCCAGCAAATTTAGCTGGCCAAAAACCAGTATGGCTAGGTACGCAAACAGCTACCCTTAGAGCCTTCCCGGCCAGGTCCTCCACGCCTTGTTCGCTGGGTCGTTCGCCCATTTTTTCCAATCCTTTTTGTCCCACTTCTCTCTCAGAGCTTGATCGTGTACGAATTTGGGAACGTAGGCCGCGTGTCTGAATTCCTTCGACGGCTGTAGTTCCGACATATCCTTCGCGAGCTTTATGAGAGGCTCTACGTCTTCTCTCTCCTCAATTGCAAACGTATTCTCATGCTGGTCGTAGTGGAAGATTTCTTGCCTCCTCTGCGACCAGTCAAGAAGCCGTTTTCTACTCGGCGATTGCATTTACTAGCTTGTAGTCAGGTCCGCAACCTTGGCCGCTGAAGCTTCCGCTTTGGCGATCAAAGTGGCTTCGCACAAAAGAATTTTCTTCAAAGCGTCGCCTGTCTTGGCTACGTCTTCAGCTTTGAAGTCACGGAAGTATGCTACTGACCAGTACTCTGGATCAAGAACAAACGCCGTGCGGTCTCTTGAGAAGCGATTAACGGTTACACGCATATCCCCAAAGTCACTTGCATACAGACTCGCGGACGCTTGGATGCTCTCCGCGTCGATATTCTGACGTGCGGTCGAGCGGCCTGCGAATCCGCTAAAAGTTTGCTTGTTGTGTGGGCCAAGCATGATAACGCTCGGGTCAGAACCAGCGGTGAAAGCGGCTTGAATTTGTGCCTTCAACAAGGTTTCTGTAAACGCGCGTTGCGTACCGTCTGTTACGGCTGAACCAGAGGAGTATGCCGCTGTAGCGCCGGAACCACCGTGTGATTTGTTTGACACGATCCATGACTCCAGGCCGCCCATGTAACGAGCCGCGGAAGCTGAACCAACTGTTCGCTCCTTTTTGCCTGTCAATGAGGTTTCTAGATCACGCTTAATTTCCTTACTCAGCTTTGCAAATTGGTAACTCATTTCTGAGTCCCGGCCCGCGTGGTTGCCAGCTTGCTGACTCCCGGAAACAATAGCAGTCTTCCGTAGAATCTGGGTGTAGTTCCCAAGACGCACGGTCGGTGTCACTGCCGCGTAAGCAAATTCATCTCCTTCGATCTGTGCATTTGTGGCCGACGCACTTGCTAACGAATCACTCTGCCACTCCACGAGTGTGTTCTTTGCTTTACTTCTCCCAATCATAGACATGAAAGGCACGTCAGATGGGGAAATGTTATCAGTGTTGTTCTTTACGCTGGCTCTTTATCCTGCGTTTCTATACGTTTCCGTATAGCTCAGACTATATCATCACCGTTAGGTGTCGGACGCTCGTGCGGAAATTATCGATTGCGTTTCTCATTCCGTAGTCGTTGAACCTTCCAGCTACTCTTATTCGCTTCACTGGCTTGGATGCTGATTGTCTTCGGCTTAACCCGGTCAGATATCCCAGCAATTCATCCGATTTCGATCCAAACATTCAGATCGTATTTGCGAGGTCCTCGCGTGTTCCAATACTCTGATAGGATTGGAACGTGTTGGCTACAATTGCCATAGTTACTCCTTATTAATTATTTTTGACGAAACATATTATAAAAAACGGCGGCGGCGTCATCGACACTGCCACTCTTTTTTAACCTTGCCGAAGCCTTTGCCTGGCGACTACCACTGGGGTTTACTGATGATGATCCGCCCTTCATGCTACCCTTAGCGACAGGCCGTAAGCCTTTCCGTTTCTCTTGCAATTGATCATAGAGGGCCGCTTTACGCATTGTCGCGACCGCGCGGGAATCGTAAGAATTTGCTAATTCTTCAGCGGTGAATCCCACCCTAGTTCCATAGTCCATTATCAATTGCTTTTCACGGTCCGCGGTTTCCGCGTCGCCCCACTCCGGGACCAGCTCTAACAGAGCCGCCCTTTGCTGGTCTACATACTTTGCGAGTTGTGCGTTGTTCTCTGCTTCCTCCTGGGAACGCAACTTCAATAGCTGTTGCTCTCTCATTTGGTTTTGCATTTGCTCCTCACGCAAAGCATCGCGTTCTAACATGAATTGCATTGGGTCTTCATTCTTTAAACTTTGCCAGTAATTTGCGTCACGCTCTGGCTGTTGAGGTTGAGAATTTCGAGCGGCTTCGAGAATTTCAATCGCTTGTGATCGAACTTGTCTCGCTTCCGAAAGTTCCTGCTCAAACCCGCGCTTTTGTTCTGCCAGGGCCTGAGATTTCTTTGTAAAACTTGCCTGCCTGCTATAGCCGGAGATCAACTCATCCAGTGGAACGTCTAGTTCTTCACCATCTGCTCGCACCTTATACATAGGTGTTTCGCTAGATTCGCTTTCAGCATCCTGAGCAAGTTCTAACTCTTCGTACTCTTCCTCTGAGTCCTCTTCGGACTCCCGGTCTTCACTTTGGTTATCTTCGTCAGGCTCTTCACCTTCTAAGGCCAACTCGTTAGACCATGCGTTCGCCGCTTCCTCCAGGTCAGACCCCCTATGGGATATATTGCCCTGGATTTCTTCAACGACTGCTTCTTCTGCCATAATTTTTCTTTCCGGGTGTTCGCTGTCAGCGAATCCTAATTTTCTCGTTCAGCAAATAATTTGCTGGTTACAATGGATTCCAACTCAATTTTAATTTCAGTTAGTACCTTCAAAGAGAGATAAAGTTGTTCTCTTTTTTGGGTGTCTGATTCTTGAGATGACATCCATTTGGTTATGTAGTTGTCCTCCAGCTTGTCAAATATTTCGATAAATACTGGGGATTTTAATACCGCTTCAGCGGCATTTCCTTTGGAGATTTTCTCTTCTTTCGAGACAATTTCCTCCGATTTCTTCTTTCTAGCCATTTTTAAAAAATACCTTTAAATGTGCTTAAAACGCCCCCTATTGAAAGGGAGCATTTATGTATACAAGTGGATTCGCCTGTATACAATATTGTCATTTCCCATAATACCAACGGTTTGCAGGCGCCTAGTTTGGCATCGGCATTTGCGGTGGCTGTTGCATATTTTTCGGCTCCATCTCCTCAGAAGTCACCTGGGGGAGACCTGGTTGAGGTGCCTGATTTTGTGCTTGAGCTGTCGCTCGAATTTGTTCGCGTTCCCTTTCGATCATGCCCTTAATTTCTGTCGTGTCGATCATCGTCTGATATTTATTTTCCATTTCCTTCTTTTTCAGTTCGATATCCGACTCGAGTTTGTCTCTCTGGAGATCATCCTCGCGCAACATTTTTTCGTTGGCTTGCTCGTGTTTTAATTTATCCAGCTCGATATCAGCTCTAATTTTGTCGGCTTGCGCGGTGGCAAAAATTTCGTCTGGGGACGGTTCGGGCGGTGGTTTTTTCGGAGCCTTATATGTTGCCGGGTCAGTCCAAAAAGACTGGACGTCTTTAAAGCCACTCAGCTCTGTCATCTTTTTTAGAGTGTTATGGTATTGCTGGTAAGTGACTAAAGGATTCTCCGGGCCTTGTTCCTGTAATATTTTCTCCTGCTTCGCGGCTAGACCGGCGAGCATACCCATACGCTCCTCGTTAGTGCCGAGACCAAGCGCAACATTGATAGAGACATCCATTCCGGCGTCCCATACCCTCGGGTCGATCGGGACCCATTCGTTCCGTAGCCTGACAGTCCTGGCTTTTTCCTGGTGAGTTACCAGGAGCTTTAATATCTTCTTGAAGAGCGGCTTCATTGCGGTCTCCGCGAATGTCCGGCAGAGTAACTCAATCTGAGCCTGTGACGCTTGCGCCGCCAGGGAGACTGCCGCTTTCGCTGTACTTTGAAGGGCCGAAGGATCT